AACTGGAACAAGCGAGCAGATCGTAAAGGCTCAACAACTGAGCGAGGCTATGGCCATGCTTGGAGAAAGATTCGTGACATCGTATTGAAGCGTGACAACTATCAATGTGTTAAGTGTGCTGCGGAAGGAGTCGTAACACTGGCTACTGATGTCGATCACATTATCTCTAAAGCTCACGGTGGTACTGATGAGTTAAGCAACTTGCAATCGCTTTGCTCACCGCATCACAAAGAGAAAACTGCAACTGAAGGAAAACAAAATGAATAATCAACATCAAAAGATCAAAGGCTATCGAGACTTAACTCAAGAAGAAATTGATTTGATGAATCGCATCAAAGAAAAAGGTGCTGAATTATTAGCTCTACAAGATGAGCTCGCTAACCGTTTAAACACTGATTTTGAGTTCAAGTATGCTGAAGCGCTTCGTTCACAGCACGGTCCAAATGACTTTGCTAGCACAGAATACCAAGAGTTCAATCGATTTGAAGCAGCAGAACCACTACGATGGGCAGCTATCGGCAAGACTGATATTCAGACAGGAATTATGGCATTGGTGCGCGCCGTTGCTCAGCCAACAAGCTGCTGATAGGGAGGGGGGAGGTGAAAAGTTGAGACCTTTCAGCTAAATGACCGCCCCCTGAGGCACATTTTTACGTGCGCGAAATTAAAAATTTTACGGGTTGACTTTATGGGCGGAATAGCATCAGTGCCAGGGCGAGGCCGAAAGCCAAAACCACAAGAGACAAAGAGAGCGAATGGCAATCCTGGTAAGCGTCCACTCAACAATCATGTGCCTGAATTTTCTGAAGTCACAAATATTGATGTACCTGAATACATGGAGGCCTTGGAATATGCTCCCATGATTTGGAAATCAATCGTACCTGAACTACTTAAAAATAAGATTCTACGCATCACCGATATGCATAACGTAGAAGGGTTTTGTCTGGCTTATGAAAACTGGCGGAAAGCCCAGAAAGAAGTGGCTTTGAATGGAATCGTTGTAATCGGATCTCAAGGTGGACCAATTAAAAATCCAGCTTTAACTGCTATGAATGAGGCGGTCCGTCAGATGGCAACGCTTGGTTCTTTACTTGGATTAGATCCTTCATCTCGTGCGCGTTTAACAGGTGGTGGACAAAAGAAAAAGGGTAATGCATTTGCAGGAGTTTTAGACATGTGAGGGTATAGATGGCTGACAATTATCCAAATGTTGACGCTGCCAACAAATGGGCAAAGTCAGTAACTTCTGGAAAAATCCCTGCATGTAAATGGGTAAAATTAGCGTGTCAAAGACACTTAGATGACCTAAAAAAATCAAAATCTCGTGATTTTCCTTATAAATTTGAACCGAAATTAGCTGAAAAAAAGATTCTTTTTATTGAATTATTGCCTCATACAAAGGGTGAATGGGCACTAAAACGATTAAAAATTAAGTTAGAAGATTGGCAAAAATTTGGAATTGCCTGCACTTTTGGTTGGATTCGTAAGAAAGATGGCTATCGCCGTTTCCGTGAAAGCTATTGGGAAGTACCTCGTAAGAATGGTAAGTCAGCAATTGCAGCTGGCGTTGCACTTAACATGTTTGCGAACGATGGTGAGTTTGGTTCTGAAGTTTATTCTGGTGCCACAACAGAAAAACAAGCATGGGAAGTGTTTAAGCCTGCAAGGCTAATGGTGAATCGATCACCAGATCTGGTTGAAGCAGCAGGAATTTTGGTAAATGCGGGTAGTTTGGAAATTCCAACAGATGGTTCCTTATTTGAGCCAATCATTGGAGATCCACCAGATGGGCAATCCCCACATTGTGCAATTGTCGATGAATATCATGAGCATGCTGATGCCAGACTCTATGACACCATGCAAACAGGCATGGGTGCTCGCAGACAGCCGCTAATTTTTACGATTACAACCGCAGGATTCAATATCGAAGGTCCTTGCTATGACCTGCGGGTCCGTGTGCAAGAAATGCTTGAGGGTGTTGTCCCTGATGAGGAGTTGTTTGGTTGGATTTGGACGATTGATGAGGGTGATGACTGGACCGATCCAAAGGTACTGGCTAAGGCAAACCCAAATTTTAACGTATCTGTTTATGCAGACTACTTAGAGTCCCAACAAAGACGAGCAGTTCAAAATGCTTCAAAGCAGAACACCTTCAAAACCAAGCATCTTAATGTTTGGGTTTCTGCAAAATCAGCGTTCTTCAACATGGAGCAATGGAATAAGTGTAAGGATACGACCTTAAAGATTGATGACTTTAGAAATGATCCCTGCATGGTTTGTGTGGACTTGTCATCAAAGATCGATATTGCTGCGCGTATCAATCTGTTCTATCGAATCATTAATGGAAAGATTCACTATTACAGTGTCGCTCCAAGATTCTATCTACCTTATGACACTGTTTATAACGGTGATGAAAAACAAGTCATTGAACGTTACCAGAAATGGTTGAACCAAGATTTATTGACTGTTTGTGATGGTGCCGAGAATGACTTAAATGAAATTGCCGAGGATATAACGGATGACGCTGAAAATTTAGTTGTTCAAGAAGTTCCATATGATGAATGGGGTGGCTTTCAAATCGCTAAAAAAATTGATGATGCAGGTTATACGTCAATCAAGATACCCAAAATCACAAAAGTCTTTTCGCCAGCAATGAAAGAGCTTGAGGCGGCAATCGCTTCTGGACGTTGGCACCATGATGGAAACCCAATTTTATCTTGGATGATTGGGAATGTAGTCTCTAAGAAGGGTGCTAATGACACGGATTTTCCTCATAAGGAAAAGAGCTTTAAGAAAATTGATGGTGCTGTAGCAAGCCTTATGGGTATTAATCGAATCCTTACACTTAACAGTAGTCCTGAGGAATCAAATCTATCTAGTCATCTTGAGAAACACGGGATTAGGAAATTGTAATGAGCTTAAAAACTAAAATTGGGGAGTTTCTTGGTTTCAAGACAACTCCCCAAATCATTTCTAGTCCTGATGATTTGGCAAAATTCTTTGGGGCTGAATATGTAACAGGTATGGGGCAACCAGTAACGCCTTTGCGTGCAATGCAATTAACGACTGTTTTTACATGTGTTCGGGTGTTATCTGAATCCATGGGCATGTTGCCATGTCGTTTATATAAAAAGGTAGGACGAAACAAGGAAATAGCAGATAACCATCGATTGCATGATCTGCTTTATGTGGCACCAAATGACTACATGACAGCTCAAGAGTTTTGGGAATTACTGATGGTTTGTTTGTGCCTGCGCGGGAATTTTTATGCCTATAAGGTTTATGCATTAGGCAACGTGGTTGAATTACTTCCGTTAGATCCGTCATCAGTGACACCAAAACTTAACGATGATTGGACCGTGGAATATCAGGTGAATTTCAAAAATGGCGGGCTAAAGACTCTTTCTCAAGATGAAATTTGGCATGTCCGATTGTTCACATTGGATGGCTTAAACGGTCTTAACCCGATTGCTTATGCGCGGAAGTGTATTGGACTTGGATTGGATACTGAAGAGCATGGAACCAAACTCTTTAAAAATGGGGCGGTAACTTCTGGAGTGCTTGAAACAGCGGAAAGTTTAACTGATGTGGCCTTCAATCGCCTGAAAAATGAATTCACAGAAAATTATGCAGGTTTAGCCAATACCTATAAGCCAATGATCTTAGAGGAGGGTCTTACATGGAAGCCAACAGCTTTAAACCTTGAAGACTCCCAATTTTTAGAAACACGGCAGTATCAAGCGACTGAGATTTGCGGTCTTTTCCGTGTGCCACCGCACTTGGCGGCCAATATGGAAAAAATGACGCTCAACAATATCGAACATATGGGGATGAGCTTCGTGAACTACTCACTGGTTCCCTATATGACGCGGATTGAGTCCCGAATCAAAGTTGGATTGCTCAGTGAGAAGGACCGCAAAACCCATTACGCGAAATTCAATGCAGGGGCGTTACTTCGAGGGGATCTTAAAACCCGCTATGAATCTTATGGCAAAGGCATTCAGTGGGGTTGGTTAAGTCCAAATGATTGCCGCGAACTTGAGGATATGAACCCACGTGAAGGTGGGGACATCTATCTAACACCAATGAATATGACAACAGATCCAGAAGGGGAAAACGATGCAAACAAAGCAGCGTCTTGATATCCCGTTAAAGATTAAATCTCTAACAGATACGGGAGAATTTGAAGGCTACGGCTCGGTATTTGGTGTCGAAGATAGTTATTCAGATGTGGTGGTTAAAGGGGCTTTTCAAAAGTCCCTTTCTTCTTGGGCTGAAAAAGGTCGCCTGCCTTCATTGCTCTGGCAACACAAAATGTCAGAGCCAATCGGCATCTATACAGAAATGAAAGAAGACGACCATGGCTTATACGTGAAAGGCCGCCTTCTTATTGATGATGATCCATTGGCTAAACGTGCTTATGCACATGCCAAAGCAGGCAGCCTTGGCGGTCTATCAATCGGGTACATCTTAAAAGATTGGGAATATGACTCTTCAAAAGGGGTCTATCTACTAAAAGAAATCGATTTGTGGGAAGTGTCGCTTGTGACTATGCCTGCGAATGATGAAGCACGGATTTCAGAAGTGAAATCACTGCTTGAAAAAGGTGAAACGCCATCTCCAACCAAAATTGAACGCGCCCTGCGAGATGTAGGGTTTACACGTTCACAAGCCAAGGCATTTATGTCCAAAGGCTACAGTGCAATAGATTCTCAGCGGGATGCTGAAGGTCAGAATGAAGCACTTCAATCATTGAAAGACTTAACAGCATTTTTACGAGGATAAATACTCATGGCTATTGATGAAAAAGACGTAAACGAAGTTGCAAAAGAGCTTAAAGGCGCATTCGAGGATTTTAAAAAGGCGAATGACAAAGAGCTTAATGCGATCAAATCGGAAAAGCAAAAGCTTGAAGAAAAAACCGACAAGCTTAATGAAAAATTAGGCGAAATTGATAGCCTAAAAGCAGAACTGGAAAAAGAACTGAAAGCAGCGAAA